ATTGTGGAGGCCAACCGTGGCCAGTTCGACCTCATCTCCTGCATGACCAATCGCCTCAAGGCGAGCTACCAGCTGCATGGCGGGCGGATCAGCGACGAGCCGGATCTGAATGTCCACGTTGGCATTTCCCGCGAGCGGCGTCGGGCGCACGGCACGCACGTCGAGCCAACGCCGCTCGGCCCGCTGGCCGCGATGCTCCTGCTGTTCCCCAAGTCGCTCTGGACTGCGCACCCCTTCGAGGAGCGCACAATCTACTTCGATCAGCTATTCTGCGCCGAGGCGCGCGCACGCGGCGCTCGACTTGGGGTAGCATGGGGCTTGTACGTCCTGCACCTCTACCGGTGGGGCCACAAAAACCCAGCGGCATACACGGGGCACCTCGCATGAGTCTGGTACTGCTCGAAACTCTCAAGGCGCAGCGCAAGGTGACCTACGCCATCGAGGATAGCCTGCTGCAGGGCTACCTCGACGCCGCCGACTTGCACGTCCAGAACTTTCTGAACCGCAACGTCTACGTCGACCAAACGGCGCTCGACGCGGCGATCACCGCGGCACCGACGGCGCTGGCCGCGGCCCGCGACGCTTACGCGGCGGCCTACGCGGCTTGGCAGCTATTGCCGGACTCGTCCCCTGACCTGTTCGCCGCGCTCAACAACGCGTACAACCAGCCAGTTCTCGGGGCACCGCAGACGGCAGATCGTGACTTTGCCAGCGTGGCTTACGACAAACTGATCGGCGACTGGCGCCGGGCGATAGAGCAGGCGCAGCGAACCTATTGCGGCAAGGTCATCACCCCGAACATTTCGCAAGCGATCGTGCTGCTGGCCGCCGGCTGGGACGCCAATCGCGAGTATGTTATCACCGAGCTGAGCAACGCGATCGAGCTGCCGATGGGCGTCGTGGCGTTGCTCTCCCCCGACCGCGTGCGGCAGGGCGTCTGATGGCGCGCTCCGGCGCCAAGCGCCACTCGATCACGCTGGAGCGCCAGGACGCCAGCGGCACCGACGAGTACGGCTCGCCGATCACCGCATGGGTTGCGCAGAGCCCCGACGTTTGGGCGAGTATCGAAGCGCCGAGCGCCAAGACGATGCGCAACGCAGGCGAGAAGGTGCTGGGCGGCGCGGTGACCGGCGTGGACCTCTTGGAGGTCACCGTGTACCCTGTCGAGGGCTTGGAGCCGGTCAAGTGGCGCTTTCGCTGGAACGGTCGCGTTTACGATATCAAGACCGCACGGCTGAGCAACGACATGAAAGACTTGATCCTGCTGGCGATGGTGGGGACTTCGGATGGACTTTGAGTTCAAGACGCTGAACCTCGCGGCCTACGAGCAGCATTTGCTGGCGATGGGCACGAGGGCCGCGCGTGCGGCGGGCCGCAAGGCGCTGCGCCAGGGGGCCAACGTGGTCCTTGCCGAGTCCCGCCGCCTCGTAAAAGCAGGGCATCCGCAGTTCCCCGAGAAGATCACCGGGCTCATGGCTCGCTCGCTCTACACACACGACCGCGGGATCATCGGGGATACCATCCTTTTCAGCGTGGACCTGAAGGGCATGGCGTTCTACGGCCGGTTCGTCGAGTTCGGCACGTCACGTTCGAGGGCCTATCCTTTCATGCGTCCCGCGGCAGAAAACACCGCGCAAGAAGCCGTCGGCGTTATGGCGAATGTGATCGGCACCGAGATTGGCACGTACTGGGGGTCTTTCCATTGAACCTTGAGACCGCCATCGTCGCCCTGCTCAAGTCGATCGCGCCCACGACGCCCTTCGCCGCGGCGAACCCGGCGACGCGCCCGCGGATCACCTATCAGACGATCTCGGGCGACTACAATGAGAATTTGGGCGGCGGAGGCCCGTACCGCGGTCGGCGCCAGATCGACGTGTGGTCTCTCACCTATGCCGAAGCGCATGGACTCGCCGATCAAGCCAAGGTAGCCTTGCGTAACGGGCTGATGGTGGGCTCGATCACGGACAACCCCGATGGGTATGAGTCTGACACGCAGCTCTACCAAGTCAGCTTCGATATCGCGGCCTGGCTCACCAATGCGCCAGATACAGGGGGTACAGGCGGTACAGGGGGTACAGGTAGCGTGGGGCCGCAAGGGCCGCAAGGGCCGCAAGGTTTGCCGGGGAAGGACGGGCAGATTCGCTTCACGGGGACCGGTGCGCCGGGTACGATTATCGGTGCGAGCCCGGGGGATACCTACCTCGATACGGGCACGGGCACCATCTACACATTGACTTGAGGCGACCATCATGAGATGGACCGTAAGCGGAAATATCAAAGGGCCGAAGGGCGACACGGGGGCCACCGGTTCGACAGGCCCGGCCGGCGCCGGCGTACAGATCACGGGGACAGCGGCTACCTACGCGAACTTGCCTACCGGGCTTACCAGTGGGGACGCCGGCCACGCATATATTGTCACCACGGATGGTGCGAGTCACACGGGATACCTCTACGTGTGGGATGGGTCGGCTTTTCCTGCAGACGGGTCGGGCGTTCCGTTTCAGGGCCCGAAGGGTGATACCGGAGCCGCAGGCACCACAGGCTCAACTGGCTCCGCTGGTGCGGCCGCAACGCTGGCCATCGGTACCACAACGACCCTGGCCGCCGGGGCCCCGGCTACCGCGTCGAACTCCGGGACCTCTTCGGCCGCCGTGCTTGATTTGGGTATCCCTGCGGGCGCGAAGGGTGATACCGGCGACACGGGCGCTACCGGTGCTACCGGCACAACCGGCTCGGCTGGAGCGCGTGGCAGCAATTGGTACACGGGTTCGGGCGCTCCGGGTTCCATCAGCGGCTCGGCTGCCGGGGACCAATACCTCGATACCGATTCCGGCGACGTGTACACCCTGAGCTGATACGACATGGCCTGGACAAAAACAGGGAACATCAAGGGACCGCCGGCCTCGGCGACGATCCCCGCCAATGTCCAGAGCGGCACCAGCTACACGCTGGTCGCAGGTGACGCGGGCAAGGCCGTTCAAATGTCGAATGCCTCGGCGAACACCGTGACGCTAGACGCCAGTGTATTCGCTGTGGGATCGGTGGGCCTGATCCGTCAAACCGGCGCGGGCCAGACGACGGTAGCGGCGGCATCGGGCACGACGATCATCAAGGGCGGTCCGACGCTCAAGACCGCGCAGAAAGGCAGCATGCTGTCGTGGCGCTGCGATTCATCGACTTTGATCTACATCAACGGGGAGTGCGCCGCGTCATGAGTTCAGCATTGATGATCGCCATCGCGGGGAGCCTGCGGTATACGCCAGCCGTCGCCGTCGGCATTACGCCTGTCGGCAGCATGGCTTTCTCCGACACAATCAACTTCAGCAGCGGCACGACGCAAAGCTATGCGTGCGCGTTGCCGGCGGGATGCGCGGCGGGTGATGTCGCAGTGTTTTCCTGCAGTGCCAAAAACGTCGGTAGTTTCACGTGGAGCACGCCCAGCGGCATGACCGCCGTTGTGGCCTCGCAGCTGGTCAGCAGCATTGGCCTTGTCTGCGCGGTGTTCGCCTACACGCTCACGTCCACGGACATCAGCGCCGGCAGTGTTTCATTGCAGGCGACAGCCTCATCGACCGGTTGGTCAAGTCAAATGTCGGTGATGCTCGACGTCCGTCGCGGCGTTGACAGCCCCTACATCGACGTAGCGGGAAGCATTGTTACCGGCAGTTTCGCCGCCTCCAATCCCTCGCCCGTTACCATCGCCGGGGTCACGACGACGCAAGACGGCGACATGCTTCAGTACGCGTTTTTCACGCCCAACACGAATGGCGCTGGCTACGGTTTTACTCCGCCGTCCGGCTGGACCAATGGCGCTCCCATGTACGCGGCGTATTCGGTAGCGACGTTCACCGGCTATCTGCTGCAGACCGCCAAGGGGGCTACGGGAAGCCCGGCCGCTTCGTACCAAGGAGGGTTCGGCAACCCGACGGGGGGCTATGCGACGGTGATGCTCTCGCTGCGCGCGTACAACCCCACCTTCCGCCTGCTCGGCACGCTGCCCGCCGCTACGGTGGGCACGGCCTGGACCGGCACGCTCACCTACGCGGGCGACTTCACCGGTTCGCTGAGTGTTGATGCGAGCGCTGGCACGATCCCGGCATGGATGGGCACGCCCACCATCGACACCACGGCCAAGACTATGACGTGGAGCGCCACGCCAGCAACCGGCACTGACGCGGGCAGCCCGTATACCTTCACCCCGCGCCTCACAGCATCTGGCGGGCAAGTTGCAGTCGGGCCGGCGCAGAGCGTGGCGGTTGCGGCGGCCAGTGCGTCCAAGGTGCCGGTGCAGCAGGTTGTCGGCCTTGGCCAGACCACCGTTGGTGCACCAACCATCACGCTGAATAGTGCTCCGATTGCCGGAAACACGCTGCTCATGCTGGTGCAGAACACGAGCACCGCCAGCGGCACCACCGCGCCCACGGGATGGACGCCGGTGGCGAGCATCACCGGATCGGGCGTGACTGGGCGCCGCTCACTGTACCAGCGTACCGCCGATGGCACGGAAGGCACGGCGATCACCGGGCCGAATAACTCGGCGGGATACATGACAGTGAGCATCACCGAGTGGACAGGCAGTGTGACCGCTGCGTTTGGTACAGCCGGCCAGTCCACGGGCGGCACCTCGTCTCTTGTGGTCGGGCCGTTCGCGGCGCCATCGGCATCCGCTGTACCCGTCGTCGCGCTGGGATACATGGGCGCAAGCCCAACGGCGCCGCTGACATGGCCGTCAGGCTGGACGGGTGCCGGTCCGCTACCGAACGGGAGCTTCCCGGCCGTCGGTTCGTCGATTGGCCACGCGGCGGCTACGGCATCCGCCATATCCGCGCTGACGCTGGGGCAGACCTCGCGCGGCTCCGGCACGCCCGCGTATTGGACGATGGTGTGGGTGTCCTGATATGAAAATCATCGTCCCGCTAGACCTCACCCTGAAAGCAGGCACGTACGAATCGGCGACGCCAGACGACGTGGTGATTACGCTCGCATTCACTGTTGAGGCGCCCGATGCGGCGCCGCCTGTCGACCCTCCACCGCCGGTCATCGTGGATCCGCCAGCACCGCCGGCACCACCAGACCCGCCCGCGCCACCGTCACCGCCCGCGCCGCCCGCCTCGGGGAGCGGCGCTGTCGCCAAGTTCTCGTTCGTCGTGGACGGTGCCAGCGTCACGTTCACCGACCTGTCTACCGGCGCGGTCAAAGAGCAGTGGAGCTGGGGCAATGGCGGCACCAGCAACGACATGGGTGACCGCACGCTGCAATACACCAAGGCTGGCACGTACACGGTCAAGCTGATTGCATGGGATGCGGCCGGCAAGTCGTCCAGCTGTACCGCCGCCGTGACGACGACCGCCGACAAGCCAGTCGTCGCGCCGCCGCCAGCGCAGCCACCAGCGTCCACCAAGGCCGCATTCAACGGCACCGTATTGCGCAACACGGTGAGTGTGACCAATTTCAGCACGGGCGCGGTATCCGGCGTGTGGGACTGGGGCGATGGCACGACCGACGCGATGGCCGTCACGTCGCACACCTACAATTTCACCGGCACGTCCATCATTCGCCTGACCACGACGGCGGCGGATGGCACCAGCAACTATTACGAAGTGCGCTGCGGGCATATCGAGCCGATGCCTGAAGTGTTGCCGCCTGTCGTGAGCTTGGCGGGGCAGCCGGTCACCGTAACGGCGCAACTGGACTACGTTTCCGGGGCAAGCCGTGCCGAACTGGACGCGACGTACACGCTGAACCCTGGTGACGTGGTGCCGCTGATTCCGGGCAATCCATCCGGTGGCGGACTGATCTATCGACCCGATGGCTTGGGCGTTGAGATAGTCAACGACTACGAAGGGAAAGACGGCGACGTGAACGGACACTTCGCCGTGTCCGTAGGTGGAACGGCACTTTTCGATGGACGCCTGCTGATTCCTGCTGGTGCCGGTACGCGGCCGTTCTGGCTGGGTGCGCCGCCGCTCAAGGCATCGCCTGACCTGTCCACGATGCCAAAACTGGGGCCGGGATCGGAAAGCGCGTCATGGGCCAGCGAATACGCCAAGGGCGACAACGGCCCGACTGGCGTGGGCAACGTCCTGCTGTCCATCGGTGCCGGCGGCGAACATCCAACGCTGGGGCCGGTACCGGAATGGGACGCGGACTACCTGACTAATCCATCGGCGGAAAACCTGCGAGTGGTGCGTGGCATGGCTGATGCCATCGCGCCAGTCCCGTTCCGCGTGCGCGACTTCAAGACCGGCAAAATGCTGGACGTGCGCACGTATCCGCGCGCCTCGATGCTTGGCGTGCAGCTGGGCGTCGGTGACAACCCGATCGGCAAGTTCACGACGATCTGGCCGTTCTCTCTCGACCAAGCGCAGTCGCACGCGACGAACTACGGCGCGCTGGCGTGTGAGTTGTGGGGCACCGACTTCGACCGCGAAATGGCGGCGATGTGGGCGAACTACATCGTGTCGTTGAACCAGAATTTCTCGTATCGCAGCCCGCTCGGTTGTTGTGTGTTCCGGCACAATGCGGGGCGCGGATTCGGACGCGGGTTGACCGTGCTGCTGAACGCCGCACGCAACGCGCCCGACGAGTTCAAGCCGCTGTTCCAGAGCTGGGTCGATGAAGCGGCATCCGATGGTGTTGCGGCATGGCTAAGCCAGACGGGCATTCAGATCATGCAGCAGGGTGGGCCGCTGGTCGCCAACGTCAACGCGTATC